TATGCAAGGATTTATAAAAAAGGTGATGTACTCGCTCGACATAAAGATAGATACTCATGTGAGATATCTACTACTTTAAATTTAGGAGGAGATGATTGGCCTATTTATTTAGAACCTTCTGGAAGAACAGGTCAAGCAGGTATTAAAGTAGATTTAAAACCAGGTGATATGCTTATTTATTCAGGATGTGAACTTGAACACTGGAGAGAAGAATTTACTGGTAAAAACTGTGGACAAGTATTTTTACATTATAATAAAAAAGGTTCTAAAGTAGCTAAAGAAAATGAATTTGATAAACGTCCATTTCTAGGACTTCCTGCGTGGTATAAAGGCTTTACTTTACCTAAAAAATAGCATAAAATTAATTCTGTGTGGGAGGTACACCACCAATCACCTATCTCCCATGCACTTTAAGCAATCTATACAAGTCAATAACTAAATATTATAATGGTTATATGCTTAGAAAAGTAAATTTCATTCCTGGCTATAATAAACAACTAACCCCTTCTGGAGTTGAAGGAGGATGGATAGGTGGGGACTATGCCAGATTCAGATACGGTTTACCGGAAAAGATAGGGGGATGGGAAGAGAGTCAAACAAACACACTTCCCGGCGCTGGTCGTAAAATCTTTTCTTGGTTTGACACACAAGGAAATAGATGGACCGCGGTAGGCACTAATAAAATTTTAGCTGTATGGTTTGAGGGAGAATTTCATGACATTACCCCTTTAGATAGTTCTTTAGAGCAATCTGGAGTTACTATTACTACTAGCAATAATTCTGATGATGCTACTCTCAATTTTTCAAGCACTACAAATTTAGAAGATGGTATGGTTATTATGTTAGATAATGTAACGATGCCAGGCTCAGGTACCAGTATTACAGCTGCTGCTTTAGAAGATAAAAAATTTGAAGTATTAACTACTCCCACAGGTACAACTGTTACTATTAAATTGCCTTCTACCGAAACTGGAGCAGGTATTACAGCTGGTGGATCAATGACGGTTAAACCTTATTATCGAATAGGAAGTTCTACTCAAACTTATGGCTATGGGTGGGGAACAAGCTCCTGGGGTAATGGAGGATGGGGTGATGCTTCAACATCAACACAAGTAATTTTACAACCCGGACAATGGCAATTAGATAATTTTGGTTCTTTATTATTAGCAACTATAAGAGGCGGTAAAACTTTTCAATGGGATCCAGAAAATGTTGACGTTCCTACTGCTGTTGCTACACGAGCCACGGTGGTAACTAACGCACCTACTGCATCAGAAACTATGATTGTATCAGAAAAAGATAGACATGTTATTTTATTTGGAACTGAAACAACTATAGGAACTGCAACTACTCAAGATAAAATGTTTATAAGATTTTCTGATCAAGAAGATAGAAATGATTGGGTTCCTACATCTACCAACACGGCTGGAACGATGAGATTATCTTCAGGTTCAGAAATAAGAGCAGCTATTCAAGGACGAGACTTTGTATTTGTTTTAACTGATAAAGCTGCTTATGTAATGCAGTTCGTAGGACCCCCTTTTACTTTCTCTGTCAGACAAGTAGGTACTAACTGTGGAGTCATAGGCCATAATGCAGTTGCGTTTGCTGATGGTAAAGTATTTTGGATGGGGGATGCCGGTGGTTTCTTTATGTTTGATGGTACTGTTAAAAATTTAACATGTAATGTAGAAGATTATGTATTTCAAGATATTAATTATACTTCAGGTCAAGTTGTTGCAGCAGGTGTAAATAACTTGTTTAGTGAAATTACTTGGTTTTATCCTACTGAAAGTAGCTCAGTAATAGATAGATATGTTTCATTTAATTTTACTGAAAGTGGCTCAGTTCCAGGAGGAGTATGGACTACAGGAAGTTTAGCCAGAACCGGATGGGTAGACTCTGATGTTCAGCCTAAACCGTATGCTATAGAATATTTATCTGCTACTCATACCTCTGATACCCCATTAATTTATGGAAACACAGAAGGAATAACAAAAATGTATAAACACGAAACAGGAAATAATGCAGTCACTGCTACAGGTACTTCTACTGCTATTGCAGCCTATATACAATCAGGCGATTTTGATTTAGATGTAGATGGAGATGGAGAATATATAATGAAAATTAGAAGATTTATTCCTGATTTTAAAACTTTAACTGGTACTGCTAAAATTTCAATGAATCTTAAAGATTATCCAGCAGATAGTGAAACAGCTTCGGGATTAAGTCCCGTCTCTATTACTTCTGCTACTACTAAAGTAGACTTAAGAGCTAGAGCAAGATTAATTAATTTAAAAGTAGAGAACGACGGTAAGGATGAGACTTGGAGATTCGGAACTTTTAGAGCAGATATACAACCAGACGGGAGAAGATAATGGCAAAAGTAACTGTACAATTTCAAGAGCCTACGGATGATTATGACGCATCTAATCAAAGACAGATTAAATTTAAAATGGAAGAACTTAAAACGCAGCTTAATACATCATATCAAAGAACAATTGAAAATGATTCCCAAGCGTTTCAATGGTTTAATGTAACTTATGGCTAAGAAAAAAGGTTTGTATGGGGTTAATACTTATGTTAAAAAAAGTAGAAAAAAAATTCATCGACATAAAAAGCGTCTTTCAAAATCGCAGAAACGGTCGTATAAAAAATATCGAGGACAAGGTAGATAATGGCAATACAATATAAAAATGCACGATTTAGTTTAACAGGTACAGGTCAAACTACAGTTCTAACTTTAAGTGTAAGCTCAAGAGCCATCTTACAAAATATTCAAACTCAAAATGTAAGTTCAGGAACTACAACTGTTACTGCTCATATGTATGATTCAAGTGTTGGTAATACATCTGAAATTAGTACTATAAAATTAAGTACCATGACTACCCAAAATTTGGCGAAAGGACCTATAGTTTTAGAAGAAAGTGATGCCTTGAAATTACAGGCAGGCACTGGTAATGTAATAAAAGGAATGATCTCTTACGCATTATTAACAGGGGATCAAGGAACGGCATAATGGCAGACCCAATAAAAATACCTGCAAAGGTCAAAGAAATAGTAAAGAATAAAAGAACTGGTAAGGTATACGCAGATAAAGCAGAATTTGATGCTGATGTAGCTAATCCTGGTACAGATACTATTTCTGATGATTTTAGACAGGACATTGAAATAACAGTTGCATCTTTGGAAGTATTTGGTAAAACCAAATAATGCAACCCTACGGTGGAACCGAAATTCAATTAGATTATCTAAAAAAATATTGTTCCAATCATTGGGATTCCGTACAAATTACCACTTCGGTTCCAGAAAAAGAACCTCTTCATCCTGTTCGATCTAATATTCTATGGCTTAAAAATTCTTTTGACCAACCTAACATTGCTCCTTGGTTTTCTAATCCTAAAAACCACACAAAATATGATTGGTATGTATTTAATTCCCATTGGAATTATGAAAAATTTAGATATATGTTCAAATTAGAGTCTCCTAATTGTCTAGTTATTAAAAATGGTATTGATTATGATGAACTTGTTATTAAGAAAAAGCAGGAAAAGAAGGATAAAATTAAATTAGTTTATTTCTCTACTCCATGGCGAGGACTAGAAGTTCTTCTTCATTCAATGGAACAATTAAAAGAGAATAAAAATATTACTTTAGATGTTTATTCCAGTACTCAAATTTATGGAGATGCTTTTAAAGAAGCTAATGATAAGCACTACCTTAAATTGTATGAAAAAGCTAAACAACTGCCCAATGTTAATTACATGGGTTATTGTAAGCATAAAGATTTATTAGCCAAACTTCATGAGTATGATGCCAATGTTTATCCTTCTATATGGGAAGAAACGTTTTGTATTTCTGCTATGGAATCACTAGCAGCGGGTCTAGTCTTATTGACCACGGACCTCGGCGCTATTCCTGAAACATGTGGAGAATTTCCTATCTATGTTCCTTATACTTCAGACTATAAAGCTTTAAGTGAAAGATTTACGGCAGGTATTCAAGGGGTTCAATCCATGTTTAAAAATGATATTAATGATATATTAGATTTTCAAAAAGCATATTATAAAAAATTCTATGATTGGAATGTTATAGGAATGTTTTGGAAACGATTTTTACTCGGAGCTTATCGTGAAAAAAGAACAACCATTAAAAAAAGAAACGAAATCTAGGATTAGCTTAATGGTAGCTACCCCGTGTTATGACACGGTGCAACTACACTACTGTAAAGCCATCTTGGATTTACAAAAAGAATGTCTATTGAATGGTTATCATATTACTTTTCAAATACTTAAAAGTAGTTTAGTTACTCAAGGACGTAATCTAGCTGTATCTGCTTTTCTCAATTCTTCTTGCACTCATTTTTTATTTATTGATTCGGACATTTCCTTTAGTACTAGATCTATTTTTAGATTATTACATTCGGATCATGAGATAAGCTGTATTGCTTATCCGATGAAAACTATAAATCAAAACAAATTTAGAGAGGATCTAAAGCGTCGTCCGGATGATGATGTAGAAACAATGGGATTAACCTTTCCCATTCATGTTAAAGATCCTGATAATATTAAAATTAAAGATGGTTGGATAGAATTACACAGAGCACCAGCGGGATGTATGATGATACAACGTTCTGTATTTACGAAGTTAGTCAAGGAATACCCTAAACTTACCATTAAACAAGACCATGTTATAGATGGTAAGATGGTAAGAAGACCTAATTTTTATAACTTTTTTGATACTTATTATAATCAAGAAGAAGAAATTTATTTAGGAGAAGACTTCTATTTCTGTAAATTATGGACTGATGTAGGTGGTAAAATATATGCCTTAGTCGATGAATATATTACCCATACAGGCGAGAAGTCTTATATAGGTAAATTAAAAGATGAGCTAACTGTGGCATGATATTGATATGTGCCTCACTTATGGGTAAAATGGTAAATACAATAGATATTTATTATGGATCCATTAACATTAGCATTAGCTACATTCGGCGTACAAAAACTTAGAGGAAAATCAACAGGTAGATCATTTAGAGATGCCTTCTTAGTAGGAGGTGGTTCTGCTGCTATTGGAGCAATGGGTGGTGCTGGAATGGGAATAGGACAAGGCGCACCTTTTAGTGGAATAAAATCTTTTTGGGGAACACCGGGAGTTAACACAGCTACCATGCAAGCTAAAGGAGCTACACCTGTAAAGGCAACAGGTCTTCAAGGCCTTATGCAAAAAGCTGGACCTTGGTGGAGTGACCAATCGCCTGCCGCTAAGATAGGTTATGGAACAGCAGCAGCTGTAGGACTAGGAGAAGTATTTAAAGGTGATGATCCTAAACCACCTTTCACAGAAGAAGATTATAAAAAAGCATACGAGAAACAATCCCAGGCACATAAAGGAATAGGAGACTATGCTAGTAACTGGAGCGCAGTGCCTTCCTTATATTCAAATCAAGATGTATATAAATATAACACTGGTGGTCTAGCAAGTGTTCAAAAATTTAATCAAGGAGGAGTTAATTATCTTCCATCTAAAACTACCCACGATGAGAAAGATACACAAAATTATATAAGAGCTGGAGGCTATTTAGAGGATCCCCAAGGAGATAAAGACGAAGATACTATCCTAGCTCAATTAGCAGATGGTGAATTTGTATCCCGAGCAGATGCTATATTAG